GGGTATCCATGATGCACAAATTACAGTTCAGGAAGTAAGTGTAAGCTAACAGAATAAGTAATTATAATGCCAGGCAATTATCCAATACAAGAAGTTAAGTCACTGAGTGCATTCTATAGCACTAACTTAAGCCCGCAGGTTAACAGTTTCGCGAGACTATCTGACCGGATCGCTTATTCATTAGGATATCCTTTAATTAATATTGATGTCCACAGAAACCAAATGTATGAGTATATTAGCATTGCATGTGAGATGTTTTCTAAATTTGCTGGCTATACTGAAGAGTGGTTAATCTTTGATTCTTCACTATATGAAACAGGTAAAGGTATTAGACTTGATAAACTGTTCGCTGTCACTCCGGAGTTAAACACATCATATACAAGTGTTGATCTGACAATATCAGAAAATTCAAATAGAGTTTCAACGACAACACTTACTAACGGATCTTCTGGCATATTATACACAATTACAATTAATGATGAAGATGATGATCCTACAGAGTATGTTGTTAAATATACTGATGATTCTAGTAAGCATACACGTGTATCAAAATTGTTACTTACTACTCAATTCTTAAGTGGTACAGGGTCAGTATCGTATACTGAATATGGAGTTCTTCATACATCTTCAAATGATTTGTTTACTTCACTGACTGTTGAAACATCTGGTGCATCAGGCGAGAAGGTTAATATTGTAGCTGTACCAAATGCTACTGGTAAAGCAGTAGTAATAGCTAATGATTTCTATACTAATACAACAGGGTTATCAGCAACTCAAAATACTTTAGGTGGGTATGATGCACTAATAGAAAATTATAGAAAGGTAGTAGATGTCTATAATTTTGAGGAAGGCTCAACGTCAGGAGTTAATACATTATTTACAATTGAGCAAACATTAGCACAGCAAACCTACTTTAGTTATTCGATGGGCAACTATGGCTTTGATCTAATTAGTTGGTATACAGTTAAAGAATTCTTAGAGACAAGAGAAAAGATGCTCACACAAAGAAGAGCATATAAGTTTAATCCTAGAACTCAGTATCTACATATGATACCCCCGCCTAATACCGGTGTTCGGTTTTATGGTATTGTTGGTTGTTGGCTTGAAAAACCATTGATAGATCTTGTTAAAGAACAATGGGTATATCAATATGCATTGGCGCTTACAAAAATAGGTATAGGTCGTGTTAGAGGTAAATTTTCTGGTACGACTCTCTTTGGTGGTGGATCTTTAAATACAGAATTGTTGAATGAAGGTATTACTGAAAAGGAGAAATTAGAAGAACGATTATATGAAAATGCACCTGGATTTGGTGATGCAGATCCGCCCATGTTCTTTGTTGGGTAATGAAGCGCAAATACAAATATAAGCAATATAAGCAAGGCAAATATCGCCCTGTTAATAAAGAAAAATATGTAGGTAGGCATATACCTGAATATAGATCGTCCTGGGAATTAAAATTCTTTAAGTGGTGTGATAAAAATGTTAATGTTTTAGAATGGAGTTCCGAGTCTACAATTGTTCCATATGTAAGCCCGGTAGATAATAGACCGCATAGATATTATGTTGACGGGGCAATAGCTATTAAAGAAGGTAGTATGATTAAACGATATCTAGTAGAGATCAAACCATTTAAACAAACTCAACCACCAGTAGAAAGTAAAAGAAAAAAGAAATCTACGTTATTATACGAAAAGATTACATATGCTGTAAATCAAGCCAAGTGGTCTGCTGCAAAGCAGTATGCTGATAATAAGAATATGGAATTCATTATTCTAACTGAAAATGAGTTAAACATAAAGTAATTTAATAAATATTCATATACAACTATGGCGCACAAACTATTAGTAGAAACAATGGATTCTTCAAACGTTGAATACGTAGTCGAAGAGAAGAATCTTAAAGGAAGCTCAGAGCCTCGTATGTGGATTGTTGGTGAGTATATGATGGCTGGCAGTAAGAACAAGAACGGTAGAGTATATGATCTCCACGAAATGGCGCGCGAAGTAAACAATTATACTAAGGATTTTATCAAAGGTAAGAGATCCATGGGAGAATTAAATCACCCGACTTCTGCAGAAGTGGACCTCGAGAGAGCATGTCATCTAGTAACTGAATTATACATGGACAGAAATATTGCCATGGGTAAGTCAATGGTATTATCTACTCCTACAGGTAAAATTTTAGAATCATTAATTAAAGATGGGGTTCAGGTAGGAGTTTCAAGTAGAGCTTTAGGTAAGTTAGTCCCAATGGAAGGCTCTGCAGATGCTAATCGAGTACAGGATATGAAGCTTATCGCTATTGATTGTGTCGCAGATCCTTCGTATCCAAAAGCTTTTGTTAATGGCATTTTAGAATCTAAGCAATATGTAGTAGAGGATGATGGTTCGTTTGAAGAAATATATAACCAATTTGAATCTAGTCTAATTAATCTCCCTCGTAAAGACGTAGAAGAGTATCTTAAAGAGCAAATTACAACTTTCATAAGGCAAATACAACAAAGACAATAAATATATATAGTCATGGCTAAGAAAAAGAAAACCAAATCATCAAAAGGTAATAGCAAACGAGGCCCAAAGGCTTGGGGTAAAAACTTGTATGGCGAGAAGAAAAAGCAGGGTAAGAAAGCATACCACGAGAATCTGTACGGCGAAGAAGGTCATGAAGACAAAGATGACAAGAAGAAGAAGAAGCTGGACGAAGCGAAATGTGATCATGAAAAAGAGCATCCTGGTATGTCTCATGCAGAGCACAAGAAGGTAATGAAGAAAGAAGAGCCGAAAAAAGAAGCTATGAGCTCGGATGAGTATAAGAAAAAGGGTGTTTATGCTCTCGATTCAGATCAAACAAATAAAAAGAAGAAAGCTACCCTTAAGGAGCGAGCTGATATTAGTAGGTTTATTAGAAATGTGGCCACGAAAAATTATGCGGAGGCTAATAAATATTTACAGGCTGCTTGCGATACAAAGATGCGGCAGAGAATTGCAAATACAGCAAAGAAATTAGGAATTTAATTATGGCAAACGATATTAAACAAACGTTGAAAGAAGGAACTAAAGATCTTCTCTCAGAAGAAGTATTGGATGAAATTGAGGCTGTCTTTAACGAGGCAGTTGTAGAACGTGCTACCCTCCATGTAGAGGCAGCGCTCGTCCAGCAAGATGAAGATCATGCTAGTAAAGTGCAAGCACTTCTCGAGGCCATCGATGGCGATCACGCTAAGAAGTTAAATCAAATCGTTAAAGCTATTACTGAAAATCACACAGATAAATTGAAGAATATCATTGACAAATATCAAGGTGTTGTTAATGAAGACGCGTCTTCCTTTAAAGGCGATCTGGTCACTACGATGAGCAATTATCTTGATCTATATCTTGAAGAGACCTTCCCGGCCGATACACTCAATGAGGCCGTAAGTAATAAACGAGCAGATTCTCTGATGAAGGAGATGAGGAAGATGCTCGGCGTTGACTTGGCCCTGGCTAGAACAGAAATTAAAGATGCCATTGTTGACGGTAAAGTTCAAATTGATGAAGCTCACGTAAAGCTTACTGAGGTAGTAGGTGAAAATGAGGAGCTTAAATCTCAACTATTAGATGCTAGATCTGCGCTGGTGTTAGATAAACTATCAGCCAATCTTCCTACAGTAAAGAAAAATTATGTTGCTAGAGTATTAGGAGACAAAGATGAAGATTTCATTATGGAAAACTTCGATTATACTGTCCAATTGTTTGACAAACAAGCACTACAGCAAGAAAAAGTAATTACGGAAGAAGCTAAGCAGCAAGTTCAAGGTAAAGTTGATTCTGTTATTGAAGAGTCGACCGTAGTAGTTGAGCCACCAGTCACGAAAGAGGAGTCAGGTGGATTCTTCAACCATTATATGGGTGAACTTGGCAAATATTAATTCAATCTTTTGAGGTGTTTACACGCCTGAGCAGGCTCACCGAGGCCTACCAAATAACAGATAAGAAAGGAAACTAAAACTATTATGAACGAATCGATTAGACCGTCACAAGCTTATATCGATGAGAATCGAGCGCGGATGCTGACTGAGAAGTGGAGCCCTGTATTGGACTACACCTCAAAGAATGTTAACCCGATCGAAGACGAGCATGCCCGTTTGAACACTGCCATTCTCTTGGAAAACCAAGA